AGCACCCATGTCAGCACCAAGTTCGGCGCCTAGGTCTGCACCAGCTGTGCTGGGTGCGGCTTGGCCAGTTACCACGCCAAGTGCTTGATCAAGTTGTTGCTTGGCACCTTGGAGGTTTTGCACTAGACCAGTAAGTGCGGCTGTGGCATCTGCGTTGAATTGCGAAGCTTGGTCAATGCCCACTTGATTCTTGATTGAATCAACTAGAGCTGGCAGTTCTTTAAATTGCATTTCACTAGCATCTTCCAACATTGATTGCATCTTGTCAACCATGTCTTGTGCAGCCAGCACCACTTGAGCTTGTTGCACTTCAGATTCTTTCAGCATGCGATAAGCATTGCGCAAGCGGCTTTCAGCTTTCATCAAGGCAGCGCCTGCAACAAGTTTTTGTTCGTCGGGATTCAATGTTTGACCTGCGGCACTCTTTTTTAGAGCAGCAGCCAATTTAGGATCTTTTACTTGTGCAGCTGGTTGAGCAGCGCCAGCAGTTGGTTGAGCACCTGGCACTGGAACATCCATCTCTTTAAGACGTGTGGCCAATGCCTGTTCCATCATCATGAGCTTGAGATAGGTTGGATTGCGTTCGCTGGTGTGGCGTGCCATTGAGCCTTTGTGCTCGCCAAGTAGGCCTTGCACCTTGCGAAGCATTTGACGTGTTTGTCCAGCGTTGAGACGTTCAACGCTGATGCGTGAGCCAAAATAACTTTCAAACGTCTTGGTGATCAGACGAGTTTTTTTAGGTGTGGCTAGTTCTTGCAGTTTCATTTGAGAATCCTCTAAGTTGTATATATTTAGCCGAAGATATACATTTTTCAAGTTCGGCTGTGACAGCAGAATTTAAAGAAACCTTAGGTTCAAGTTTGGTTTTGACCATTTCTCTAAATTCAGCAGATTTACTGAGTTTGCTTAGACCAGTACGACAAGCAATGTCATTGTCTAAGAATTGTTTTTTAAAGTCCAACACTTTGATCTGTTGCGACAATGAAGCTTGGTTGTTTTTATCGGCTATGCACCAAGAAATTGCTGATCGTTTGCTACCAAAGGATCCCACAAAGTTTGCATAATGCCAAACATTAAACACTTGCTGCTCTGGTGTGATGTGATATTTTCCAAACACAACCCAACCACCTGAGTTATCATCCAAAATCATTTTGTCAATACTGTGGCGCATTTCACGCTCGGCCCAGCGTTCAAGTTTTTGTTCTCGAGTCATTTGAGTACGTAGTGCGAGACTAGCCAGCCTACTGTGCCAGCTAAAAATGTTATGATTCCCAGGCCCCAAGAAATCAATTGATTGTTGCGTTTTTCAGACATGGTATGCACAATTTCATGCACTTCTTTGACCACTGCTTTGACATCGTCGATGTCTTTTTGCACTGAACTGATTTGCAGTTCCAGGGCTTTGTATCGCTCGGCACACAGTTCAACGTGGGCTTCGAGACTTTTCTTTTCAATGTCGGTGGTGTCTGCCATAATCAGTTATTTACCGTTTCAAACCAAATGTTCTGGTCAGGACGCAGTACTGTTTCCACAACTTCCTGCTCGTCTAGCCCAGTTAGCATGGGCACTCCATTGCAGTCTTGATGCAGTGCCGCAAAAGGATCATGATTTCCTGAAATGCCAAATGTGCTTTCAGCTTCAACTTCAAAGCTAAAACTCCACACACCTTTGTTACAGCGCGGTGCCTGAATGCGCTCTGGTTGGCTGCGCAGACTGATTATTTGAATCAGTGTTTCAAAGTTTCGCTGTTGATTTCTTGCTCTGTTCCAGTCATTGACGTTGTTGATTGCTTGACCAACTTGATCATCAAATGGGATTTGACCTATGCGAAAATGCCCAGTGATCCCAGTGGGCGAGCAGTCAAAGAGGGTTTTGCACATATACTTCATCGTGTGATATTTACGGCAAAAAAATACCCCGGAGTTTTTAATCCCGGGGTGGTTTAGAACAAGTCTAAAAATTAAGCAGCCAGCTTGAAACCGTTAGCTGTTGCGCTGTCCAACTGATAACCAGTGAAGGTAATGTTGGCAGCAGCCAAAGCTGTAGCGGCGTTAGCAAAAGCACCAGTTGGGTAGTATGCAACTGACAAAGCAGTTGTATCAACTTGGTACATAGCCACTGTGCAAGTTTGTTGCAGAGCTTGAATAACGTTAGCAACGTATTCCTGAACACCAGACTGAGTAGCCATGCTGTTGTTAGCAACCAAGCGAACAAAGTCCAGTTTAGGACCAGCTGGTTGAACTGTAGCAGTAGCGCCAGTGGTGCTTGTAGAAGCAGCGATTGGACCGTTTTGTACGTCTAGTGCAAATACCGGTTGTGCATCACCATTTACGGGGGTAATATAAGCCATGATAAATTTCCTTTAAGTTAGTGGTCCTTGTGGACCTGCTTTTATTTAGCCTTTTGGTAAAAATTACGCCTGTTGCGGATTGTTTTGGGCACGATTTCTAGCAGTGAAATCAAAGCGATTTACTGCTTTGGCATAGCCTGCTGGCGTGGCCATAACCCAACCTTCGTGCCCAGGATCTTTCAAATCCAAGTTACGCAAGATGTCCAGCTTTAAATCGTGTAGCAGAATAAACAGGGTAAATGCAGCGGCCAGGCCTTCTGTGTTTGATGCAGGCGATTTTAGATATTCTATAATGTTGGCAAATTTTCTTGGGGTGACTTTGGATTGCAACCATTCACCAAACCCTGCCAACAAGTTGTCAAAGTTTCCTGATCCAATTCTAAAATTAATGTAGTCCACGCACAGTTTGGCCAAGTCTGTGATTTGCATGGCTCGCAGTTCGCCAGGATTGAACAAGGTATCAATGGCAGCACCTTTGCTTCGGCGCATTTGTTTGATTTGTTTGATCAGTGCAGTCTGACCTTTGGATTGTGCAGGATCCTGCGGTGCAATTCCTTTGCCATAAATTGGTTCAATCAAAAACAATCCTGGTACTTCGTTAAACGACACTCTGCTGAGTGGTTGCTTGGGCTCACCTTGATCAGCATACATGGTGTGCATGGCAATACCTGTGGTGCTGTTGCGAATTCGTTGACCTAGGGCGCTCTTAGCAGGTATACGATATTGCACTGTGTTGGGCTTGAACACAAGATTACCAGCTTCTTCTGTCCACGGCTGTTCAGGGTAGTACAACAAGTCACCTTTTACATAGCCACGGAAGTTTGTGGGCACAGCCGCTTCTAACTGTGGCCAAAGGTCAGCATACAATTGTATCAACTCCGCACGTTCACCTTTGCGTGTGCTTTGTATCTGTGCCATCATTTTAGGTGAAGTAGCAAGTCCATCGTACCCTTTGGCTTCAAAGCCAGAACCGTCTGTGAGCACAAACTCGCCTGTGGCGGGCTTGCGCCCAAATATCACAGCAGGCTTGCCGTCCCACTTCACACTGGTGGTCTTTTGTGGTGCATCTGCGGCATGTTGGATAATGGCCAATGCTTCATCCACACCACGTGATCCTTTGCGAAACACAAGATCTTCCAAGTGTTCAATGCCTTTGGCTCTGCCGCCCACGCCAGGTTCTTCTGCTTCGTAAATTTGATATGGGTTGGCTGCTTCTGTTTCAATCAATGGCGTCATGCCTTGATTTACAATTCTGTCGCGCAACTTGGCTAGAAAATTCACTTCAGTGTTTTCATTCACAGCACCTGGCTCTTGTAGTCCTTCGCGGCCCAGGTATTCACGGAAGTCCGCCAGCTTGGCATCTCGATTTTTGTCCCCGGCTAGAGCAGCATAAATGCTTTCAACATTTTTAAGATTCTCTCTAGTGGCACGTGGTCCCAATAAAGTTTTTGCAACATAGTCGGGATCCATGCCACCATCTACCAGTTGGTTTGTGGTGCGACTGAACATGCCATTGGCACCCACTTTGAGTCCCTGTTGTTTGGCAATTGAACTCATTAGCACATTGCGGTTCATGCCTTTGTAGGCAGAATCTTCCGAGCCGCCATAGTAAAACTGTCCCCAATCCAAGTTGGGAAAGAACATGAAGTCTGTTTGCACATAGCCATTTTCTGGCCGACCATTAATGGGTGTGCGTAAGTGTACTTCGCCGCTTTTCTTTACCCAGGCTTTGGGATCTTCACCGTGACTGGTTGCCCATTGTGTTAGTTTTGCTGCCAATTGTTCTTTGGATATCTCACTGGCATCTACTGCCATGTCCATGTCACCTGATGTGGGCTTACGACCAGTTGAGCCCAGCCAACGTTCGCGTGGAAATTCCAAGCCTGTGAGTGTTTCCAACCATTGCACTGTGGCTGCTACATCGCTTTGATTGATACGCCCAGTGAGTGGTCGACCATCAGAATCTTTGAATA